GAAGAAACGTGTTACGAAACAATACATACAAGAAGTTGTCACATGGGGCGTCAATCAAGCCAAATGGAAGGCTGCAACAGAATATTGTTTGGATAGAGGTTGGGAGTTCAAGTTAATAACGGAAGACCATCTTGGACTGTAACTAAATATCCAATGACGACAAAATCCATACTCACCACATTATCAGAAGAAAAGATAGCGGCTCAATATCCAACGATGAGCCGTGAATCTTTGCGTTGGTTGTTGCAAAAAGTTGCAGCGCTTAGAAATCCAACACGTTTATCTGTTCCAATTACAAAAGAACAGAATAGATGGACAAGACCAGGAGACAGACAGAAATTTTTAATGGGTGGCATGTATTACTTTGTGTATGATCCAAAAGGTAAGGCAAATTTACCATATTATGACAGATTTCCACTGGTATTACCACTTAAAAGACAATCAGATGGGTTTATTGGGTTAAATCTACATTATTTGCCACTAAAGTATAGGGTTCTTTTCCTGCGTAAGTTATTGAATTTCGCAATCTATGATGAGAATGATGAAATAAAGCGAATCCGTATCACCTATCAAATCCTGGAAGCTTCTTCTAGGTTAAAAGAATTCAGGCCTTGCATCAAACACTACCTATACAGTCATATAAAATCCAGAATTCTGGCTGTAGAACCTAATGAATGGGATATTGCAACATATTTACCAATTCATCAGTTCAAAAAGGCAAAACCACAAGAAGTCTGGAAAGATTCGGTCCAAGAAATAAGGAATTCTTAAATGGCACGTACACTCAACGATTTTAAATCAAGTTTTTCTGGTGATTTGGCTAGAACCAGTAGGTTCGATGTTGAAATACCTCTACCATTAACTTTGGTTCCATATATTAAGTCTGCACGTAGACTCAATTATAGATGTGAGGTTGCAAATTTACCTGGTAGAACATTTGCAACCACGGATCAAAAGACTTATGGTCCAGTAGAAAAACATCCATATCTTACGACATACAATGATATTGATTTGACATTCATTGTTGATGATGACATGCAACAGAGATTGCTTTTTGATGGTTGGTTGAATTACATAAATCCAACATACAATTACAATATGCGTTACAAAGAAAATTACGCAACAACTTTGACAATCAATCAATACAACGTTTCAAACGAAAAAACATATGCCGTCAGTTTGATGGATGCATATCCAATTTCCATGAATCAGTTGGATTTAGATTGGAACGGAGATGGGTATCATAAACTGACAGTGACATTTGCATACACATACTGGAAAAATTTGTCTCTACAAGCTTTGGGTATGGACCTTTTGGATGCAGGTTTAGATTCTATTGCAAGTGGAATGGGTGGATTAGGTGGTTCTATAGGAAATGCTGTTTCAAGTGGATTTAGTGGCATAGCAGATTCAATATCATCACCAATAAATTTTAATGAATGAACTAAGGAGTTATTATGGCTTTACCAAAACTTGAAGTGCCAACATATGAACTGGAATTACCACTTTCTAAAAAGAAAATTAAATATAGACCGTATCTAGTCAAAGAACAAAAGGCCTTGATGATGGCCTTAGAATCTTCTGATGCAAAAACAATTCAACATAATGTCAGAGAAATTTTGACTGTATGTACTTTGTCTAAAGATGTAGACATTGATGAATTGCCGATTGTAGATATTGAATATTATTTCCTACAGTTGAGAGCAAAATCGGTCAGTGAAATCTCCGAATCAAAATACCGTTGTAACAATGAAGTCGATGATAAAGTCTGTGGCAACATCATGGAAGCCAAGATTGATTTGACTGAGATACAACCAGTACAAGAAGAATATGTGGATCCGGAAATTAAATTGACCGACACAATCACCATCAAGATGAAATATCCACCATTTAAGTTGGTTAAAGATTCTATTGATATGGATAACATCACAGAAGTTACCTTCAATATGTTGGCACAGTCAATTGAATATGTTTATGATGGTGAACAATTTCATTATGCGAAAGAATCTTCGGTAGAAGAATTGGTTGATTTTATCGAACAATTGAACCAAGAACAGTTTGAGAAACTGGAAAAGTTCTTTAATAGTATTCCTAAACTATCTAAGAAAATTGATATGACTTGTTCCAAATGTGGTTTCGAACACCACTTGGATGTGGAAGGGCTCGAAAGTTTTTTCGGCTAATACTTTGTTATGATGATTTAAAAAATTACTACAAGACTAACTTTTCTTTGATGCAACACCATAAGTATAGTCTTACCGAACTTGAAAATATGATACCTTGGGAACGAGATATCTATGTCGCCATGTTGATTCAATATTTGGAAGAAGAAAACCAAAAACTAAAAGAACGACAAAGAAATAAATGAAGTTATTCGGAAATAAAAAAGAAGGCACAGGCGATAAATCGTCAAGCCCTGTTGCGTCTGAAAAAACAAAAAGTTCTGCTAGTTTTCTGAAAAGAACTGTAAGTAAAATTGGCAGTCTTTTTTCTAAAACAAATACCGAAAATACTGCTGAACCCATGTCTAACGCCGAATATCTCGGTGAAATTTATAAATTGATGGTGCAAAACAGTGTCGATATAAAATTAGAACGTGAACAACAGGTTAACTTTAGAGAGAAAGAAGACTCTGAAGAACAAAAAAGACACTCTGAAATAATCAAGGCTTTGACTATACGTAGAAGACCGAAACCTAAAGCAGTTATACGCCGTGAAAAGAAGGCAACAGAAAAGGCGGCTCCACCTGCGCCGAGTATACCTGGTAAACCAGGTAAACCATCTGCACCATCTAAGCCAAGTCAACCACCTACTAAGCCTGCTGAGCCACCTAAAAAGCCTGCTGAGCCACCTAAAAAGCCTGCTGAGCCACCTACTAAGCCTGCTGAGCCACCTAAAAAGCCTGCTGAGCCACCTACTAAGCCTGCTGAGCCACCTAAAAAGCCAGCAGAGCCACCTAAAAAGCCAGCAGAGCCACCTAAAAAACCAGCTGAGAAACCTGTAGAGAAACCTAAAGCTGAACCCGTTAAAGAAGTACCGAAGAAAACAACAAAACCTGCTGAACCAGTTAAGCCAGCTGAACCAGTTAAGCCACCTACTGCGACTCAAAAACCTCCTGCAGCTGCAAAACCTTCTGCGGCCGAAACTGCAACTAAAATTGGTATAGGAACAGGAATTGCAGCTGCAACAACAGGCCTTATTCCAATATTAGCCAAAGCCGAAAGTCCAGATTATAATCTATTGGTTTATCCAAATAAAGGTAAACCTGGTATAAAACCGCCTAAACCCTTAACTGATATGACAATAGGTGAAGTGCTTTCACTTCAAGATGAAATGTCAAAGAGTAGAATGTATCCGAGTAATGCGGTTGGTAAATATCAAATTATACAATCGACATTAAGAGAAGGTGCTCAGAAGCTGAATTTAAAAATGTCAGACCCATTCAATTCAAAAAATCAAGATAGATTGTATTATGAATTTTTAACTGGTTCAAAAAGAAAAAAACTAGGTGAATATCTTTCGGGAAAAGTTCCTGATACACCAGAAACTTTAGCTGCTGCTCAACTTGAATTAGCAAAAGAGTTCGCTTCTTTTGGTGTTCCATATAAAGTTTGGAGAGATGAAGCAAAAAAGAAAAATGGTGATTTAATTTGGGATGCAAGATGGATTGAACCAGGACAATCATATTATGTTGGTGCTGGTGGCAATAAAGCTTCTGTGACACCAGAAACTTCAGCAAAAGCTTTAAAAGAGGAACGTTTATTAAGATTAAATAAAGAAAAAGTGACAGTTGTGCCTTCAACACCAAATAGTGGCACAAAAGCCGACCAAGCGTCCAAAGATAATAAAGATATGAAGAAACAGGATACTCCTGCGCCGATAAGCATACAACAAAATACAACTAACTTAAACAACACAACCGAATCATCAAATACACCAAAGGTTGATGATAGACCAGCACACCAAAGAAAGTAAAAAATGGCAGATAATAAACTAAATTATCAACAGGCTAGAAGTGTCAGAAAAGCAAAATTTTCCGACATATTGCTTGACCAACTAGCACAAAGTGATAGAAGTGTACTTGGTGCTGTTGGTAAAACCATTTCGATGAAAGGTCAGGCTAGAATTAAAGGCATTAAAGAGAAATTTGATCCTTTGAATATCATAAGATTTATGACTATGGGATCCAGATTTGGTCCCGCTTTGTTTGGTAAAATGACTGGTCGTAATCAAAAAGATATTGACTATTTTACCGGCCGTACTAAAAGTGTTGTGGGTACCAGAAACACCGCAGATAGATTAAAGAAAGTTGGTGGTGCCGGTGATTCAGAAGGCATCAATCAACAATTAGCAAAAATATTTTCTTTCCTACAAAATAATCGTGAAGAAGATATCAAGTTAAAACAATTGGCCAAAAATTCTGAGGAAGAAATTGCCTTGGAAAAAGGTAAACGTCATAAAGAATTGCTTGACACACTACAGAAGTTAATGAAACAACTCAACTCCAATGGTGTTGTTACAGCAGAAAAGGTTGCAACACCACAAAATAGTTTTATGGATAATTTGGTTGATATGTTCGGTGGTATTAGTGTGTTAAGAGGACTAGCTTCTGCGGCCGCAGGCCTAGTTTCGTTTATATCCTCACCGGCAGTACTTATCACGGCCGTGGTTGCCGCAGCAGGTTATGTAACATATCAAGCTTTACAGAAACAACAAAAAAACTTAGATGAAGCCGCAAAAACCGGTGATGTAGGTAAAACATCTATAGAAGCAGCCCGCACATTAGATTTTATGAATCCTGAAAGTGCTTTATACAATCCAAATTTAGATGAAGATACGCTGGAGTTAACACGACAATCTTTAAAAAATGCTGGAACACCAGAATCAATTAAGGCTGCTGAGGAACTAAAAGCTGAAATTGATAAGAAGAAATCAACCAGCACAGCGACAAAGGTAACAATACCCGAAGCGCCAGCTGGCATGGAATTTGATGCAGAAGGTAATGTAATACCGGCGCCGCCAAATAAATTTCAACCAAAACTTGCTCCTGTGGTACCAGTAAACACACCACCAGCGCCGCCAGCTGGCATGGAATTTGATGCAGATGGTGGTTTAATTAAATCTCCTGTTCCTAAAAAATTGCAACCAGTTGTGCCAGTACCAAAGTCTGCACCCGTTTCATCATTATCAAATACCAATTCTGACTTGAATTTACCTAGACCTGCCGCATCTACTGATATGAAACCTATCATTAACAAGACAGTAAACAATCTTTCACAGAAGCAGGAAAGAACTGGATTAAGACCTAGTCAAATATCTGTGCGTAATGATGAACCAACATTCATGCAATTGATTATTCAATCAACAAGAGTTGTTTAACCAATAAAAACCCCGCCGAAGCGGGGTCTAAACAAAGTTCTGAGAAAGGAGCTTTTGTTTAATCTTCAGCCAACTTTGCAAAGTATTCCATATCGTCATCATCAGTAGCTGCGATATCAACTTCAACTGGCTTCTTAGGTGCAGCCTTAGCTTGTTCAACTGTGGTACGTGCTCGTGGAGCATCACCTTCATCATTCAAACCAAGTACTTTATCCAAACGTGTTTTCAACATATCATAAGACTTGAATTCTTTGTCAGCCGTCAACTCAGTCAATGAGAATTGTGACTTCCAAATTTTCTCCAACTTCTCATCGTCATCCAACAATGCAGATGGTGATGTGAATTCGGACTTATCATAGTTTTGATAACCCGCAACTTTAGTGATACGTAACTTAAAGTTAGCACCCTTCCACAAATCAAACGGATTGATTGGTGTTTCATCTTCAAATGCAGGATTCATCGCACCAGTAACCTTTTCAAAAATCTTGGCACCGAACTTGAACAATTTAACTTGTCCTTCATTCTCTGGATGCTTAGGATCAGAAACGATATACACGTTTGCAATGTAACTTAGTTTGCGTTTTTGTTTACGAACAATGTCTTTGTTCGCTTCAATGCCTGAGTTCCACAATTTGTTGTTGTGTTCACATACAGGACATTGTTGGTTCTTGGTTGTTAAACACTTGTCGATTAACCAACCACCAGGACCTTGAAATCCATGTTCGAAAATCTTAGCCCAAGGAAGACCATCTTCACCATCAACTGCTGCTGCGGGTAGAAAACGAATCGTAGCCATGCCGTTACCAGCTTTGTCTACTTCTGGTCGCCAAAAGTTTTCTTTATCGGATTTACCTTCAGTGGAGGCGTTGAGCTCTGCCACTTTTGCTTTCAATGTGTCCAGATTGCCTGAACTTTTTTTAAGATTTGAAAAATCTACCATGATTTACCTTTCTAGTATAAACGGAATATTAACGGAGTATAAACGGATTGTCCACATAGTTCATTATATCATATTATTTAGGCATCGTCAAGTATAAACTTCAACTGTACCAAGGTGTCCGCAACACTCTTATGTAAGATTGCCACTCCACCTGCAGCACGCCAATCATTAATAACACTCTCTGTATCATCAATGATTAACGTATCTGTTCTTGCGTATCTTTTCTTTAGTTCCTTACCTGGAACCAAATTGCGTTGGAAGTCAATACCCTGCGTTTCCAACCATTTAATCTTTTGTTCAGAGATTGCTTTGTGTCTTTTCTCACTTGCTGTGGAGGACAGAATCTGAGTTGGTGGTAATGCATTGCGTAATGCACGAACTAAATCCATTGCATCAGGCATCAAATCAAGTGTTTCAAAGTGTCCATCAGCAATAAACTTATCAAAAAATTTATTGAATTCTTTATATTCTCTGGTTGAACTAGGCTGAACTTTAAATAATTCAACGTATCTCTTTTCAAAGTCGGCAATAACGCCATCCATATCCAAGTAGATGCAATTAATTTTAGGCATGTTCTCTCAAACTTTCTTTTAAAATTGTCTTAAACTTATCTTTATCATAAACAAGAAACGGTGTGTACTTTTCAATTTTTCTTTTCAATGTAGGCCAAATAACATCATCTGTTATTTTTTTGTTCCACATTGGTAAGAAATTCATAATGTCATTAAGTATACACACCGTCTCAATGTTAATGTTGCCATAAGTCATCTCTCTCAACAGCAATGGATATTGTCCGTCTACAACTACTAACATTTCATTAGGTGATTGTGTTGCTGTGAATAGACCTATTATATCTTGTTCGAATCGGTATGTCAAGCTCTGGTTTCTTTTTTGCCATTTCTTGTAGTTTTCTTCACCTTCGATACCACATATATCTCCTACCCAATTCACATTGGTTTCTAGGAAATTGGCAATATAAAAAGTACGTAATTCATCTATGTTGTACTTCCGTGATAACTTGTAAAAAGAATACTTGGCTTTATTGTTTGCAAAGTTGTCCTTTGATACGTTGGTCTTTCCGTTGTAACGAAAAAAATCGTAAGAATCAGAAGTAAAATGAAGTTTAATGCTTTGATATAGGGCATACGCTTCAAATCCTGTCGTTTCGGTCATAGAGGCAATTTAGAACTTTTCTTCAATAGGTTTAGGTCTTGTGCTTCTTCTCTAATCTTTGCTTTCAATGCACTAGAGACTAAAGAAGAAGCCACATCGACTTCCATGCCTGTTTGTTCACAATGATGTATGATTGCATCCATATGGGTACCACCCAATTCACTGACGCTTTTACTAATCATTTCACTAAATTCATTAATTTCGGTTTTTGTTGGCACTTTTAAGCTTTCATATATTTCGTATAGAACAAATGGTTTCCAATTTTTGCAACATACTTTAATTTCCACGCCGGATTTACCGATGTGTTATGATAGAACATTGATTTGGTTTCATATATTGTATCATGTAATTTTAATTGTGTCAAGGCTTTTCTTGCGACAATTAGGCATTCTTCCCATGCATACTTGCTTCTAACAGGACCGACATTCTCACCAACCCAACTGAATTGGTATGTACTGCCCGTTTTTTGGTATACCACTTCACAAATTGTTTTAGGATAAAGTGGACTATTCACACGATTCATTGTTACTTGCGCTACTGCTAATTTACCTTCATACGATTCACTTGCGGCTTCATAGTAAATGTTTTTGGCCATGCAAAGTAATTGTTTATTTAAATCCTGTGAAACCACTCTTTCTATTGGAATTGTTTGTTCTTGGGATGTTAAAGGTAAAATCAATAATGATAAAGAAAATAATAAAGTTGATAAAAACTTCATTGGTACTCCTTGTGTGTGTAAAGGGGGATAACCCCCCTTAATCCTCAGGTAGTTTTTCTGGTAACCTTGACTTCAGGTGTTACCGGTGTATTAGATACAAAACTATTTAAAGATGTAGCTTTGCTAATAATGTCTGTTTCTGAGGGGATGGTCGGCAATCCTGGATGTTCAGGTGGTATTTCACCTTTAGACCTTGCCGTTTCGCATTTGATGTGCCAGTCTTGTTGTAGACGGTCTCGTTCTGCGTTGTATGAATCATATAACATGTCTCTTGCCATTTTTAATAGTTCAAGACGGATTTCAAAGGGTGTCATGTTTGACATAGTTTTCTCCTTGTGTTGTGTAAGTGTGTTGGTGGATTATTTAAATGGGTCCCACCGAACCCATATACTTATTTATACGTATTAAAAACTACGTGTGTACTGTAGACGCCATGCATCTTTTTCTTCGTCACCATATGAACGGCTCCAACGAACTGCAACTTTGTCTTGTTTGGTCAAATCGTAACCGACTGCTGTGTGAACACGGGTCGTTTGATATGCGTTTGTAGTATCAAATGCATTACGATAACGAGCACCAACATCACCAGTCAAACCAGCAACCAATGGGAACTTAACACCAGCATCAACTGCATAATGACTAAAATGTGTTGAACTGGTTACTCTTTCACCCAAACGTCCACCAACGTAGAAAGCACCGATAGATTGTCTCACACGAACTTCTAGTCCTTGTGAAATTGAACCACTACCAAGTGCAGTTTGGCTGTTTTCCATTTTAAGGCTATAGTCGGTAGAACCAACTTTATTACCAATAACAATTGCTTCTTTAATATTAGAAACATTTGTTGCACGATTTGTTTCATCTGAATACTCCAATGAACCATAACCTTGTGCCATTACTGAAGCACTCATGACCAAAGAGGCCAAAACTAAACTGATTTTCTTCAAAATTAACTCCTAGTTGTTAAACAAAATTGGTTGGTTATTCTGTTACGAGGAAACCAACCGAAACCCTAGTCAGCGTTTAGGCTGCCAATGCGAACTGTGAGTCGTTTGCGTTTACTTTGATTTAGTTTTAACATCTT